TTGTGATCAACCCGGTCGAAGTGCCCAAGTTGATAACAGTCAGCTCAAACGTGCTGTTGACTTTTGCGTTGGTAAACACAGCGTCAATCAGAGTCGCCGTTGGAAGCGTGTAAGACGCCGCCGTAGTAACCGGAGAGCCAACCAGGATGCCGCCAGTAATTTGGGCAGCAGTCAGAGTAGCCGTAGCAGTCGCCGTCTGGGGCGCTGGTTGAACGCCCATGACGATTTCGTTGGTGTTGCCATCGGTGTACTGATATCCACCGCCAGAGTTAGGAAGAGCCATGATATTTTTCCTTAAAAAAAGTTACGAAGAAGCCCCCGAAGGGGCATTCAATTTAGCCCCACATGCGGCAAGCCATTTGCGGACGAATGGCGCTGAAGCCATACAGAACGTCAATACGGCAAGGCATACGGTCATTGTTGATGTCGTACTGACGAACAATACGCAGGCTGATGCCGTTATGGACAGCGCGAGCGGCCATGTCAACACCTTGGGGCAGCAACAGGTCAGCCGTAGCGAACGTGATAGCGTCCTTGTGGTAGATCAAGTTCTGCGGGTAAGCCGTCGATGCGGAGCCAAGGAAAGTCACGGCAGCGTTGTCAGCAGGGAAGCTGTCAACGGTAGCCAATGCGCTTGCGCTGGTGTAGATCGGTGGGCTGATTGCCATGTTTGCCAAAGCATTACCGGCGCCAGTTTGTGCGGCGGTCACAACAAATTGCTGTAGCGAACCAGTTGACTCACGGGTTTGTGGGTTAACTGCATACACATTTGCAATCGTAAACACATCACCCGCAGTCACTGTGTCAGTTGCACCAGTGAGGCCGTCAATGCTAATAGTCGATTGGCCTTGGGTGCTAACAGCACCGTTAACCAAAATCGTACCGACACGTGAGCCAGTGGTGTGAACCTTGATCGACTGGCTCATGTTGACTTCATCGAAGCCCAGAACGCCGGTGCCCATCATGCCGTTGCGGAACTGCTTGCTCACGGTGTCTGTCGGATTGAACAGACCCTTCATGCCTTCGACCAGACCAGCATTTGCAGCCGGGTTGACAGTGGCATAACGTGGTGACATCACAGCAGCGGCTTCATTCAACTTCTGTTGGGCTTGCAGCAAGACCAGTGAAGTCGAAGGAACGGTGCCGGGTGTGCCGACTGATGCGAAGATGCTCTTGTACGCATTGGCAACGTCAGCGTCGATGCTGGAGGCCAACTGGCTGATACGTGGCTTGAGAACACGTTCTGCAAAGTCGTCCAATTGCATGGTCAGTTCAGCGCTGGTGAAGTTAACACCAATGTGCTTCTGGCTGGCAACTGTCAGCGTGGTGAACTGCTCGTTGTCGTCCTGGACTTGCAGGGCGGCACCGTCAGTGACCAAAGCGCGGTCAGGCAGACGAATACGCAGTGTCGAACCGATCTTGGCACCTTCAACAGCGAAGCTGTCGTCGTACTGACGGTTGACGTTACGGGTAAGGACGAGGTTGTTTTCGAGAATCTCAAGCGCTTTGCGCGTGATCATGTCGATTGTCAAGATAGAATTGGACACGTTACTTCCTTTAGATAAAGTATGTTAGAATCAAGATTCCTTAGCCACCGATAGGTACAGCATGATCAGCATTCAAGTAGACGGAATCCATTACAGATTCTTTGACCACCTTTATGCAGTTTCGCGCTGCGGAAAAGTTCTCAGAAAGCTCCAACCGCACGCGCCGACATTGCGCAACGACGGCTACCTTGCTTTGGGCCGCAGCAACAATCTGATGCACCGTGCAGTGGCGCAATGCTGGCTGGAGTCGTTTGACCCTAACAAGCAGGTGCATCATATCAATCGCGACAAAGCGGATAACCGCGCCGAAAACCTTGAGTGCCTGACTCCTAAAGAACATTTTGGCGACCGTCATGCCGAAACAAACGGTCGTCACAGTTGTTCTCCCGAAGCGCGGGAAAAGGTTCGCCAAGCTAGGCTTGGTTCCATCACCTCGGAGGAGACGAAAGCCAAGCAAAGCGCCGCTCTTTTGGGCCGCAAGCGACCGTACTTCAAGCGAGCGCCGCATAGCGACGAGTCTAAACAAGCGCGTAGCCTCGAACACCCACGCAACACTGGGTGCTGCGTACTTGGCGTTGTTTACCGATCCTTTGCAGAAGCGGCTAAGGCTACAAACATTCATAGGTTTACGATTAGAAAAAGATGTCTTTCTGAGAACTTTCCCGACTTCAAAATCTGTTAGCGGATACGTTGTGCTTCGAGCTTCTTCATCTGCCTTGCCCTGTCGGCTTCAATCCACTGCGAGGTTGTCATGGTCTTGATAGACCGTGGGTCTGTAGTGTCATGGGACGGTGATCCGGAGGATCGGGCAGTAACAGGTGTGATCGGCGCTGGCGCTGACGTTGTTCGTTTTACCGGGGGATTATCAGCCAGTTTGGCTTCGATCTTCCCAATTTCCTTCGCCTGGCTAAAGGGCGTCATGCGTGAGATGCGGTCTGCCTCTTTGGGGTTAGAACCGAGGTAGTAAGCTAACTCAGGGCCAACATCCGAAGATTGGATCGTTTCTGCCATCACGTTGGTGATTGGAAGTTTGGGGTTGTACGCGACTTGTTCAAAGTCATCGTACTTCGACCGAGCTTCTTCCTCAAGATCGTGGTAGCTCTCAAGAACCTGCGACTGGCGCTTTGCATGTTCGCGTTTGGCGATCAGTTCCTCGGCTTTTTGCAAAGCCAACGCATCGGTATAAGCCTCTGTCGTTTCAAACTGGTCGGCAGACTGAACTGCTGGTGCCCTCAAGACTTGCGTTTCCGCTTGTCTCTGTGCCTGATCTCGTTCCCACTTACGTTGCTCTCTTGCGAGGCGTTTCCCAATTGCAGCATCAAGTTCCTCTTGCGAGAATGTCTTGCTTGCTACTTCCGGCGTTTCAACTTCAGTCTCAGGTGCAGCCGTTGCAACTTGATCTGGCACGGGTAGTGATTCCGCTAATACTTCTTCTGACATTTTCTGAATCCTTGGATTCCCCAGTGAACCTCGCTGGTACGGTTTTGCGAATTATATGATGAACAAAGGAAGCGCAGCAAGTGCGCCTCCTGCGCATGTAGCTACAGCATCGAGCAACTCGACGCCGTGGGGTGGTGTTCCTGTTGCTTTGTAGTTGGCCCAGGCATCACTGGCTTCTTTGCCAACAGCAAAGACCAATACCACAAGACCGGCCACCAGCACGCTGTGGGCCACAAGCAAGGCCACGCAGAAGATGACAGCGCCATAGACCAAGTGGTTGGCCTTGTCTTGGGGAAGCTGCGGTAGGTTCATATGTAGTAGCTGATGTTTAGCGTTGCGCCTGCAACTTGCTCAATAAACCTGATGTTGGTGATGTCACCATCATACTGCAAGGGAATGCCAACAATTAGCGGCATACCGACAGCAGCTGTAGGCGAAGTTTGGTCGTCACGCCACCGAACAGCCTGGCCTTCAGCAATGATCAAAGCGAACACCGGCTTGGCGTTTAGGCCGCTAGGCGTGAGCTGTGGGACAGTCAGGTTGGCGGCGCTGGACAGACTAGTGATTTGCTGATAACCCATGCAGGTTGTTACAGCTTTCAAATTCATGGACATGGTTAAAATCTCCGGGGTTGTGCAAATGAACGCAGACGCATTGTAATTTCGTTTACCAGTCTAGGCCCGGAACTAAAAAGCCAACCAGTGTTATCGCCAGCGTCTATGTTTGTGATTGAAAGCGCGTCCCAAACAGCCCCACCCGTGGCGTTTGAGTCTTGGATGGTAAGGCACGACACGGTGTTGGTGCCGCTTGCGTCAGAGATCGTTGCCTGAGTGCCGGGTGTTGTACTGCCCAAGAACTTTGGCGATGTGCCTGTTGTGACGAAAGAGCCTACGGTGCTGGTTGTGCTGGCAGCGAGGTTCAGAGTGCCACCTGTGAAGGTGAGCGCTCTTGTAGATCCTAGCGTCAAGGCATCGAGGCAGTTGGTGGTTCCGCTGTTGCTGAAGGCTATCGGGAAGTCCAGTATCCGGTTGCCGGTAATGGATGCAGTGGTTGCAGTTGTGGGAATGTAGGTGGTAAGGGTTGCGCCGGTTTCTAACTGAGCGCCCCAGAAGTAAGTGCCAATACCAGTCCCGGTATAAAGGCCCCCCAGATAGGGGTATAGGCGCATCTGGTGCGTTGTGACCGTACCATTTAACGCATACGTAACTGAACAACGATACCAACCGTTACCTACCGAAGTCGCCGCTGCGGTGAGAATAAGCCCGTTAGTTGTAGTTGCAGGAGCGTATACCCCCGCTGTTTGGGTAAATGTAATAGCCGACGTTGTACTACTAGCCCCAACAGACACAACCATAAACAAAAAAGACGGGGCCACTGACGCTTTTACGTAAACAGATTGCGTATACGGCTGGTTTGTTGTTGTGGATATGTTTTGATATATGTAGTGTTCTACCCCCGCTGTAGTAGTGTCTAGCACAAGATCAGCGGTAGTAGTGCTATCCGGGGCTACGATTGCATTGGGGGTTACAGTTGTGTTACTGGTAAACCAAGGCGCGGTATTAAGCGATTCACTTTGCAGAATCAAATTTGTAAACGTCTGCGTACCTGATGTGATCGTCTGTGTGCCTGTCCTGTTGAACGTAGTGGCGTTTACCCCGCTAGTAAGCGTCATGCCGGATGCTAGGGTCAGATCGCCGTAGATGGTACGGGTGTTGTTGGCAAAACTACCAGCAAAACCAGTGAAGTTTAAGTTACCAACTGCTGTAGCTAGAATGACGATATCTGTGCCAGCGGTTATGTTTGCGTCTATTATGCTTGCAGCGTTGGTCGTTATTGTCCTACTGCCCGTGGAGCCAGCGTAGGTAAAGTTAACAACGGGTCTGGTTGTGTAGGTAAGACCGGTAGTTGTAGCTGTGGCCCAAACTGCGCCATTATTACCCGTTATGTTTACTGTGCCAGAACCTTGGGTAAGGGTTCTGGTAAGTGCATTAGAACTACTAAAAGCAACAGCGGTTAGGTTGAAACTGTTAATATCAAACTCACCCGCAGTAAGTATTGCTGTTCCAGAAGTAGAGGCAGTAAGTTCAATGGTGGTGTTATCTTGTAGCGTTAAAAAACCATTTGGGCAGTTTACAGTAAACTGGCTAAGTTTAAGCACTACCCCCGCGGTTTCAAGTATATTACTTACCCCTTGGCCTAAGAAACTAAATGAAGGTGAACTAACACCCGTCGTTGTCAAAGTTGAACATAGCTTTAGGTCGCTGTAAAACTTAGGGTCAGTGTTGCCCAACGCAAGCGTAAATGCAATTAACCGCCCTGTCATATCCAAATAACCAATGTCGGCAT